GTCGCCCAGTGCCCCTCACGGTAGTTGTATGTCACATACGAGTCATTCTCAGTCGATGCCGAACTCGGGTAGAACCACCAAATCTCACCGTAGGTTGCATTGTGAACAGCATATACCTTGGATGATTGATTGATGTTTATGTTGTTGAACACATAGTCGCTGACATCGCTCGGCAGGGGCTTGACATAGCCATCGTAGACCCAAAAGCCAAACCGAGACATCCAAATAGCCGAATTGTCATTGACAGCAACGGCATTTTTGGAAATCACACCGCAATTCATGCCAACCTTTTCAAAGGAATAGACATAAGGCGGTCCAATGTAGGTTGCGACATGGGCATCCACATCAGTCCAGATCATCAACTGGTTGCGAATCCGCTTGCCAAGCTGGATTGAGCCAACAGTGGTCAACTCAAAGTCACCAGCCTGGTTTGTCGTGGCAGGAGTCCAGACGGTGTTGTTTTCTTGGTCAGACCACTGAACCTTACGGGGATTGCCACCAGCACCCAAGGCGAACAAAAACCGCTCAGAAGTGACAACAAGGGCAGTGCATGAGGTCGGAGCATTGGTGATAGCCGCAGCATCGCTTCCAGTGTTCAATTGCCACTCAAGTAGCTTACCGTCGTTTGACGAGCACCCAACAAGGTACTCACCCCATGTGTCCAAACTCCATGTGGTTGCAGGCGTGTAACTGCCAATATCAGGGCGCGGCACACCATAAGCATAGTTCCCATAGGTCTGGGAACCATAACCAATGTTTAATACTGCATCAGCATCGCCAGTAGTGAAACTGCCAGGAGTGATGTCGGTTAAAGTGCCGCCCTCATTCATATGGTACAGCTTGGAATGCGTACCAACAGCCATGCGACGATTACCTGAGTTATCTCGCCAAGAGATGAACCCACGAGCTTTGCCAGTCAATTGGCTAGAAGAACGCTTTCTCCAGCCTCCAACAGGGCGAATTGTGCCCTCAAACCAACGAATCAGGTTTGAATCTGTCCAGCGTCCCTTGGCCTGATATTCAGTGCCATTCTTGAACACGCCTGGAGGTAATTTGAGTGGAAGCATTGCCATGATTCATTTTATTCCGTTGTTAGATTGGACACAAATGACACAGTGACAATCATAGATGGCGTGGCAGGAATCGCAGGAGTGCTTCCGCTAGCACTCACAGCGTCATAATGCTCCAAAGACACCCCAGAGTCACTGACCCTCCACATGATCTCAAAATAGTCGTTTTCCACCATATCCAAGTAGAAATTCATAGCAGCAATCAAGTGGCTTGGATCACCAGTACTCTTCCTTGCTGGCATTCCAAAACGACTATTGGAGTTTGCTACATCAGTCCCATTCACCCTGAACCAAATGTCGATATTTTGCGAATCGTTGGTAGTGTTCTTAAACTGGGCGCTGAATTGAATGTTGTAGATTCCTTGCTGGCTGACGGTAATCTTGCTCGGCAAGTCACCAGTCATTGATGTGCTACTTACCAGTTGCGAAGTGTTGACTCTGTAAGTTCCAGTGCTTCCTGTTGTTCCTGTAAGTTGCTCGACAATACGTGTGCCAGCAGTAACCCCAGTACCAGTAATCTCCATCGAAGGATAAAGACTGCCACTTGCAATAGCAGAAACATTAAGAGTAGTACCTGATGAACCACTACCATTGCTGATAGTTGCAGTAAAAGACGCAGATCTTGAAACAACTGAGATGCCATTGCTGTAATCCGTGGTATTTAACCTAAAGAAATAGGCTACAGCAGTAGATCCATCAGTCTGGTCTGTACTGTCTTGGAAAGCGCCGTAAGGGAAGTTAATGAACTTGCCGCCACGGATTCCAAACATTGAGCCAACTGCATTGACTAGCTTAGTAAAGAAGATCTTTACTTGATTGTTGTTCTGCGCCTGTTGCTGGGCAGAATAAACAGCAGGAGGCAACGGCAGGTTTGGTACTGCCGGAACATCCAACTGTTGTTTCAGATTAGGCATTATTCACCTTTGTTACCAGTCACATCCTTGTAGATTTGATAGCACTTGTGCCCAATCATCAAGATTGTGTAAATTAGCGTAGCCCACAGAAGAACTTCGCTTACTTGGATTCCGGCGACAGTGGCAATAGAAACGCCCACAGGCGGGGCGCTCTTAGCTGCCATAGTAGCAACTGTCTCTTCCTTCGTCATTTCTCACCTCAAGGTTGGGCAGGCCAAGTAACTTCCCAAGGGAAGCCCGTTTGAGCAGTGACATCACGCAGACCCTGACGATAGACAGCCCAAGCCGCCTTGTC